GCCTCATGAATAACTTTGAGCGCTACATGGCAATTAAAGGCGAAGAAGTACACCCAAGAGAGAAAGGTCGATATTTATGGGCCGCAAGCAAATTGATTGGGGCCTCTATGTTGGAGATTGGATGCTCCAATGGGTACGGATCGCAATTCTTTGGCAACAGTATCTCGTATCTCGGTTTAGATTATGACGCAGCAATAATCACAGTCGCGCGTGAAGAAGGCTGGGGTGACAACAAACAGTTTGTCAATGCTGATATCAACACTTTTGAGCTTGGTCAGTATGACACCATTGTGGCAATGGAAGTTATTGAGCACATTGACACTGGCTTACAAATTGCACAGAAGTTAAAGAAACATTGCAAACGGCTACTGATTACCGTGCCGTATATGGAAACCCCTGGCTTTTGGGGTGAGCATCACAAGTTGCACATGCTCAATGAATCACACTTACCTGGGTTTACATACCAGTTTATGGGCGAGCAAGGGCAGATTGCAGACACACCATTTGAGGGCATGAATTTAATGCTGTGTGAATACAATGGGTAAAGTGCTCTGTTCGGTAGCAACTAGAGGGCGTTACTTCACTACATTGCCCTTGGTGTTAAATGCCATTATCAATCAAACCAAACCAGTGGATAAGCTGGTCATCTTTGATGATAATGATGAACCGCAAGACATGCGAAAAGAGCTGATCTATTCATACTTTTTTCAGATGTTAGATATTAAAGGCATTAAATGGGAATGGGTTTTTGCTGAGAAAAAAGGCCAACACCACATTCACCAGCGTGCCAATTTGATGGGTTACGATTGGGTATGGCGATGTGATGATGACGCCATCCCAGAGCCCAACGTATTAGAAACGCTTTATAGCCACATAGACGAGTTTACTGGAGCAGTTGGGGGGTCGGTATTAACTCCTCCTTATATGCCCGACACGGGCGCTGTAACAGGCTTGATTGACAAGATAGACTCTGAGCCAAACATCCAATGGGGTGTTATTAAAGAGGAAAAACAAGTTGAACATTTACATTGCACTTTTTTATATCGTGCTGGCGTGTGTGATTTTAATCTGGGTCTTTCGAGGGTAGCACATAGAGAAGAGACATTATTTACCTATGATTTGCACCGTAAAGATTACAAGATTTTAGTGGTGCCCGATGCAATAACATGGCACATGAAGAATCCCGAAGGTGGAATTCGAAGCGAAACTAAACGAGAGATGTACGAGCATGATGAACAAATTTTTAGGAATGTTCTCCAATATCGTGATAAAACCATTGTGGTTCTTAATTGCGGGCTTGGCGATCATGTTGTATTTAATCATGTATTGCCTTCAATACGTAATGCTGAAGTTTTTACTTGCTACCCTGAAGTGGTTCCCGGTAGATCGATAGCAGAAGCACAACAACTATTTGGCGATATTAGTAAATACAATGTCTATCAAAAGATGGATCAGTGGAAATGGAAAGATAATTTGGAAAGTGCTTATAGAAAGCTCTATCTATGATTATCATTTCTCCGTACTCTAAAGCATTACTTAGCGGTAAACAAAACCCAAAGAATTACCCTTATTGGGAAGAACTCATTGCCCAAATAGATGAGCCAATTGTGCAAGTTGGCATAGCAGGCGAAAAGCAATTAGTTAAAGACTTTCGACAAAATTTGCGTATTAGTGAATTAAGAGAACTAATACAAGAGTGTAGAACTTGGATTTCTTGTGATAGTTTTTTCCAGCATTTAGGCTGGGATGAAGGCAAACAAGGAATCGTATTATGGGGTGTATCTGATCCATTGATATATGGACACCCAGAAAATATTAATTTATTAAAAGACCGTTCATATTTAGCTCTAAACCAATTTTTGTGGTGGGAGTCTACCGAACACAAAAACGAACGGTTTGTAAAACCAAAAGAAGTACTTCAATATTTAAACAAGGTATAAACATATGGCACAATCCGGCTATAATTCTATCGCGCTATACCACAGCACAACACCAGGTGCTCAGCCGTCTGCGTCTAATTTAGTCGAAGGTGAATTAGCACTTAACATTGCCGACGGCTATTTATTTTTTAAAAGATCTGGTGTAGTACAAAACATTGCAGGTCTTTCTGGCTACAGCGGTATTTCTGGTTACAGCGGCTATAGCGGATATTCTGGCATTAGTGGCTACAGTGGCTTCTCTGGCATTAGTGGCTACAGTGGCTTCTCTGGCATTAGTGGCTACAGTGGCTTCTCTGGTATCAGTGGCTACAGCGGTCAGAATGGTGGTGGTGGAACAAGTGGTATTTCTGGCTATTCTGGTTACTCTGGTTCTACGGGGGTTAGTGGTTTCTCTGGTTACTCTGGAGCAACTGGACCTACAACTTACCCAGGAGTGGGCATTCCATTATCTACGGGATCTGCTTGGGGTACTTCATTTAATAATAGTTCCAACCCGATATCTATTGGATATGGTGGTACTGGACAAATATCATTTACTACAGGCCAAATCCATTTTGGGTCTTTTTCAACAAGTGCAAATTTATTTTGGGACAACGGTAATACTCGTTTAGGTGTTGGATTAAATAATCCAGTTGCTACTTTGCATGTTAGGGGTGGCAATTCAAACAATGCTATTATTGACAATGGCGGTCAACAATATACCACATTAGGTTGGTACAATAATGGTACAGAAAAAGCACAGACCTATTGGGATCAAACTAATAGTTTGTTTGTATCAGGTACTGATGTTGCTGCAGCTTATGTATTTAAAACAAATACCGCAGAAGCGATGCGAATTGCGGCATCTGGCGGTGTTTCAGTTGGAACAGCAACAGACGCTGGAGCTTCTAATTTATTAGTAAACGGAAATGTGGTGGCCAGTTCTGATGAAAGATTAAAAACAAATTGGCAAAATTTAGATGCTAATTTTATTGAAAAATTAGCTGGTGTAAAACATGGTATTTATGATAGAATTGATATGCAGGCTACTCATGTTGGCGTATCTGCTCAATCATTACAAACAGTCTTATCACAAGCTGTTTCAAAAGGTTCAGACGGTTTATTGTCTGTGAATTATGGTAATGCGGCATTAGTTGCAGCTATTGAGCTTGCAAATGAAATTGTTGTATTGCGTAAAAAAATTAAAAAATTAGAAGGAAATTAACATGACAATTACAGTCGGCGGTACCACAATCACATTTAACGATGCAACAACCCAATCTACAGGGTTTACTAACCCCATTCCGATAGCAAACGGTGGAACTGCAGCTACTACAGCAGCTACTGCTAGATCAAACTTAGGCGCTGGTACAGGTAACGGAAACGGCAATGGTAACGGTAACGGAAACGGAACCGTAACATCAGTAGCTACTGGTAATGGACTTAGTGGTGGAACAATTACTAGTTCTGGAACTTTGGTTATTGCTTCTCCATCATTTAATAGTGTTGGTAGTTATTGTTTTGTTAGAGCCGCAACTGTAGGACCGCAACTTACTTTTAATGCTGGTAGTAATTATGCCGCTTCTACTGGCTATAGTATTTATGCTACTGTTTTAGGATGTGATGATAGTAATGTTATTGGAGAACTTTATAGTAGTGCTGAATTAAGTGGTACATGGAAATGGATGAGTGCTTCTTCTGACAGTAATTTGCGAAGATTTGGTATTGCTTGTCGAGTATCTTAATAAAGGAAAAATTATGTTTACATTACAATATGCAAAAAATCCAGTTTGGAATAATGAAAAAAATACAAGCATTTATTTAATAGTTAAATGGGAAGAATTTAACGAAGAAATGCCTTTTAGTGCTTGTTCTGATGATGTTGAATTACATGGTGTAGATTTGTTTAATCGTGCAAAAGCTGGCGAATTTGGCGAGGTTGCTCCATTTGTTGCTTTTGTTGCTCCAGCAATTAATTTTGAACCAACCCCCACAAATTCATAATGACCGAGTATCACAAAGGTAGAATTTATCCTGGTTCTGTTCCTGAGTTTCGCCATTTACAAAAAACAGATGGAATGATAGAAATGCAAGTGCGATACATAAACGCACCAATGGGATATTGTGGAAAATGGATTCCAATTAAAACTGAGCAAGAAGAAACAAAACAAGATAATGTCTGATTTTATTGTTCAAGAGTTTATCGACCCAGCAGTTTGCGATGATTTAGTTAAGCGTTTTAATGCTACCGCAGACAAAAGAGTGGGAATGATCCTAAACGATGTTGGCGAGGCAATAGTTGATGAAAATGTAAAAGCATCTACTGATGTTGTTATAGACCCAAACAACGAGCAGCTAAAGCCGTACATGGAGCAGTTAGCCAAAGTAGTAGCTAAGTATATTGAGCAGTATC